TGCTAGTTCACCATCTACATAGTACAACCACTCATTATATCTACCACGTACCCAACCATTAAGACTATCTTTGGCCTTACTCCTCTGATATAGGTCAGCGCAGTCCGGGCAGACTACCCGGCCCCCAACCTCTAGGACATCATCTCCGTTCAACGGAGCCCGACATGCTTGGCACGCGGTTACGCCGCTGCGGGGATCTGTGTCTTTGGCAAGCTTCTTTTCCATCTCAGCCAAAGCCTTTCTACTAGCCTCTTCTCGAGAGAACCCCTCCGCTTCGTACTTCTTCATCAGCTCAGCATGCTTGGCCAGCTGCTCCACGGCCCGTCTACCTGCAGTCTTATAGTCTCGGTTTGTACCAAGAGCATCCATAACTTTAACCTTCAGCTTTGGTAAAATAGTTTGATTTGAATGTGTTCTGAAGTAAGGCAATTGTCTCCAGTCTGATACTCCTTGAGGAGCCTCTGCATCGTAGTTTTTACCTTGATATTTTACCCAAACATGATAAGGTAAATTATCTTTACCTCTATGAGGCCACAAGTCTACATGTACCATCTGAGCACCGGGTAAATGTTTTATGACCTCACGAGCCCACTCATAACAATGACCGTGTGTAATCTGAGACGGATCAAATCCAGAATACCTTTGATTAGCTTTTACAAAAGCACCCTCTTTAGGTAAGCTATCATAAGTAATAAGTAAATCCAGGCACTGAATTCTGCGATTCCTGTTTTTACTACTTGATATAGGAAGTGTTCCACACCTAGGACAAGGGGGCTTAGGTTTTTTGACTGGCTCGGTCATCGGCTTTCCTTATACACCTCTTACATTTATCTTCTATAAATAAGTCTAGCCCCCAACCATGCCTTGGCCTTAACCCACAAGCGCCGGAGTACGTCCTACTTCTTCAAAAGAAGCTTTAGCCGAAACTGCTACAGCATGAAGTCTCCAGCCAGTAACCCCATCATCGGCACTACAAGTATGAGATTTACCACTAGAGCGAGTAGTTAACCATTCAATCATATTATCCAACTTTCAGCCAGCACCTAGTACCATTCTCTCGCCATTCTAGTTTCAAGTCTGGAGTAACGTCTAACCCTGTAATCTCTTTCAACAGGCATATCTGCTTAATGCTGTCAGATTGGGCCGTCGATAAGCTCTCAGCAGACTGGTCATCCAGGATCACGGCCACTAGTGGCATTGTACAACTCCCTTGATCCTGGGGCCAACCCAGGAATTGCACACCATGTGGGGGTGGGGGAGCATGTAAGATTTAGGTAGAACTGGTGGTTTAGAAGTCATCAGTTCAACAATGCGCTGCGGATCCGCTGCATGAACTTGAGTTGGGGTAGGGGCATTGTGTTTCATTTAACTTGCTCCAGGTTAAGCAATATGAAATATGATGTAAATGGACCATGGTGAAGTTCTGGTCTCACCAATTCTGTGTCATGCAGTAGCAGCCTTAACTAAATTTACAGCAGGTTTCTCATAAGCTAGGTTTAGCTTTTCAGCAGCTACAGCATCAGCTCGAATCTCTTTTCGCAGACCTTCCATTAGATCTGTGGCTGGTTTATCATAGCAGCGCATGCGAAGGATTGCATGAGAGAGGATTTGTACGCCGGCTCTTTGGTTTGCAGTGAATTCCATACCTCTCCTTATGTGGATAAACGCCATGGATCAGAAAACAAATCCATAAGACCGTAGCGGCACATGTCCGGCCCGTGATCATTATGTTTCAGGGGTTGTTCCTTACCATTTTCAACTTTTTTAGGGTCCCATGAATAATTGACCATTTCTCGTTGAACATTTGGGGTACGGTCTTTATGGAATTTCAGTTTGCGGCGAGACAATACAGCACACACCCTCTGAATTCCAATATCTACAGAATTATTCGCATCTACTACCCACAGTCCTCTACGCTGCAGTTCAGCCTTAAGGCTCGCCGCTGATGGATCAACTACAATCTTTGGGCCCAAGCTACAATTAGATTCTTTAATAAACTTCTCAAGAGCATCAGCATGCTCTGAGTCTGTTCTTTGATAATGTTCTAGAACAGAATCATAGTAAAGTTCATTGTCACAGTAGACCACATCACCAGAATCTATAAAGTCTCCTGCACAGAATGGGTTTACTGTCCCGTAATCAACGGCGATGATATGAGAAATGTAACCACCTGTGCCATAAAGGGAAACTGGTCTGGTAGAATTATCATACAAAGACTCTGTCTCATGCCAAGAGTCTTTGAAAATTGCCCCTTCAGCTGCTACCCAGAGGCCGTCAATATAACGTAATTTATAGACCCCGGTCTGTGAAGCCCGAATTGCGTCCTTAGCCTCTTTAGTGATATTGGGATTATCATCAAGAACGAAGTGAATGCGCTCTAGGTCTTTCTGAATTGCAGGAGCATCTAGGAACTCGGTTTTCAGATAACTAAATGGGGAACCTGGATTTGTGGTAATCACCAGTCTAGCCCCTTCAGGGGAAAGGCGCATTAAGAGTTGACTGAAAAAACTCTTCGGGGCCTCTACAGCTTCATCAACAATAGCAAGACCTATTGTAGAACCTAAGATCTGCTTATAAGAAGCTTCGTCTTTTGCACCTATAATCCAGTATTGCTTGCCCAAAATCCAACATTCTCCTGATGCCATGTTATAAGAGTATTGAGATCGCCCAACAATTTGTTCTATATCTAAAAGAATATTGCGGTGCACAGTTTGCTTCGTTGACCCGCAAATTATTCTTTTACCCTCAACTTGATATTGGGAATACTGAGCAATGATCTTGGCATCTACAGCCATAGTTTTGGAACTTCTAACTGCACCCTCTAAACACGTATACCTCTTATCTTGAGAAGGGGGACGCATGATAAAGTTCCAGGCCTTGGAACCAAATGGCTTTACTAATGTATTAGCCATTATAAGACCAACTCTCTAAACTTACGAGCCCCCCGTTTTCTAACAGAAGCCAAAGCTTGTTTTGCACAAAGTTCAAATCCCTCAACTACATCCACTAGACCTAAACATATTCTTTGTCTTTTTTGAAAAGCCATAAGTTCATGATAAGGTCTAAGATGTTCAATTTTTTCTTCTTTTTCTTCTGAACTTAACTTAGACCAATAGAGCCTATTTGACTTAGATACTTTATCCTTATGCCCAGTGGTTAGTGGTTTACCCTTATGAGCAGCAGATATAGAATCCTTTTCTTCTTGAGTCCTTGACCTATGAACTATAGCTTGGTTTCTATTCATACAATTCTGACCCATTAAAATTCTAGCAAGAATTGTAGATTTTGCTCCATTTCCACCAGCGTCTAGATTATAGCCATTAGGCACTTGGGTATTCAAATCTTTTATCCAGCGTACTTCAGCCTTATTCAAATCCTCTACTCGGCAAATCTCAAGTAGATCAAAATGAAAAGCATCATAACCATACTCTAATAAAGCTCTATGAATTGGATACTTAGAACCTTTTTTAGCTTGACATAGGTGTTGGGTCCAGCGTTTAGTTGGCTGTATGCTTTTACCTATGTACAATTTTTGAGTAATCTTACAATGTAATATATAGATACAACCCATTGGGCTATATATTACATCAACTAAATCTTCATGCATCATGCTCTCCCATGCTCCGTAAGTAATTAGGGGAAGAACGCCGGAGAGTACGTTCTTATCGGATGCCTCCTATCCCCTAAATTCTAATCCTCTGTTTTTACCGGTCCAGCCTTTAGTGACTCGAACAAACCCTTGAGCTGCTCGGAGCTTTCCCCACCACCTTGAGCATTCTTCCCATGCTTTGAGGGTTTTGTATAGCCTAACTGCCAGCGTAAAGTATCTGTAAGGAGTCTTCGATGCTCCAGCATCTCCACTTCCTTAGACTCCTCCAAATCTACTATAGTACCAGACAAGGCATCATAAGTCTGTCTTTTTGTCTTCAGGATTCCTATCCTTGGAGTACGGGCAATATCCTCAATTTCTTCCTCAAGGGTGGCAACCCTCAGTAGCTTGCCGTTCGCGTATGCAGGCGCGAACAGTGAAGTGTCGTCTGCGATGGCGCACATAAGCTCGTACTTGTTAGGCATTTGAGGATAGCCCGATATATTTTCTAAACTTATACCTAAAGCCACTAGTTCTTTGAACTCTGCCACTAGTTCCTCAGAACACTCTCTATATTTTGGCTTTTGTTTATCTCTTGGAGGTCTACCATAACTACCTGTTCGAGCCGGAGGTGGCTTAGGCGGGGCTAATGCAGATAAAGCTCTTCTCTTAGCTGTAGCCTCTTCCCTCAACTTTCGATAAGCCTCTTGATTAGCCAGTCTCCGCGCCGCCTTTTCTTCGGGGGTCAACCGGTTTTTCTTTGATGGGAATTCGGGTTTTTCTAAAGGTAGTTGTGGGGTACTCTTTCGTTTCTTCTTCTTTTTTTCTTTCGCCTCTACGAGGTCAACATCAGGCTCCAAGCCAGTTTCGGGCTTAGCGCCCTTACGAGTTTTGGGTGCCATAATTCCTACCTATCTTTTTGAAGATATTTCAGTGGATTCCCGACCGTTCTCTGGAGTACAGCAATATCACCGGATTTCATATACCTAACAGTATACTGCTTGTTTTGATGACAGAACTGCATGTTATCATGATGAATCAACTCATACTCTTCTGTCTTTAATCCATCAATTGCAGCATCTGCAGTAATATGAATATGGTCGTCATGATTAGGATGCAGGTCATAGTGCACAAGTCTCCCAACTTCTCTGTCAGTTAACAAACACACAGAGTTCATATAAGGCCCTCGTCTTGGTCTATAAGTGGGAATGCTTCAACAAGCTGGCTGGGCTCCTTAAAGGCTCTTTCTTGCATCATGCAGGTATGCCTTAGGAGGTGTTAATATTCATATAGGGCCAGCACGGCATCCAATTCGTTCAACGCCACATGCCCAGTTTTTAAGAGCCTGGTCCTCTAAACTATTTAACTAAAGACTAGCGTTGATAATCTTTAATTAAAAATGGAAATAGGCACGACCTTGAGAAGATCATGCCTACTGGCACAGAAAAGAAGACAAACTAACGGATGGAGCGTTTCCGAGAATTTGCCAACTGGAAAGCATAGATATATACATAGTACATAACAGTATAGATGCCCCCTATAAGGCACTTGTCACAAATTCTCTCTCAATAGGCCGTAACCCCCGCCGAATGGCTTACGGTTCTACTAATAGGCCATAACCCCAGCCGAATGGCTTACGGCTTCTGATCCAGTTTTGCTCTTCCTAAATCTTATTCGAGTTGGTGGGAAGGTCATATGGTCGGGACTTCCTTAAGTCCCGATCCTTATGGTCCTTATCCATCCTACCTGTGTTTCCCCCTAAAAGGACTAAAGGGGGGTCTATTAGAACATAGCCCCCCTTTAGGAATCGATTTAGATATAGGCCCATAACTCAATCAACTGGATAAGTGCTTGATTTTTAACATACTTAAATCTGCTAAAGAGATTATTGTCACAAGGCATTTACAGTTCACCTAAATAAACCTATAATTTCACTAATATTGCAGCTATAAAGGAGGAATTTTGGACTCTAAGATTTCTATTTTACTAGAGACTCTAGAGAGAGAAGTCCACCAACTGGGAGATTGGGCTTTGAATCGTAAAGAGCTTTATCGTGTATTAAATAGACACAGACTTCTTTCAGGTGTTTGTTTAAGGATAGGTATAGCTCCTATTACTTTATTTAAGTTTTTGCGTTCACAGTATATGCGAGAGGCCTGGGAATCCGGAATAACAATACAAGCAATTGCTTTAGAACATAAAGTAA